CATCAGCGACCCTATGCCTTAACCGCCGATCCGCCCTCACTGGAATGTACTTTTGCGAAGCTGATACTGTATATAAATACAGCATCAGTGAGCCGCTATGTACTTCCACGTCATCCCACTCCGCGAGCGCGGAAAGCCACGCGACAAGAAAGAACTCCAGCAGGCCAAGCCAGTCGCTGGCGACTTGCGCATCGAGTACCAACACACGAGCGAGATGGGCCGTCCGGGGCGGGTAGCGTTCATTTGCAACGGAGCGCCAGATGATGGACCGCTAGGGTTGTTGTTCGACGCGGAGGTGCACTCTATGGCACCGAACGGTTTTGTGGTGACAGGCGTTGAGCTGATCGATGGCGTCGCCTATGGGCAATCCTGGCTCTGCCGCGAGCGGGCGCGCCGCCCTGATGGGACTTAAATCGGAACTCAGCGCGCCGCATCACGCTCATTGGCCAGCAGTATCGAAAGCGACAACACCTTCACCGATGGGTATCCAATCCGATTCTGGAGTGTTCGGTTTGCAAATCGCCATCTGCACCGTCGCGCCAACCTTCGGCTCGGCCGGCGAGATGGCGGCGTGACGGTACGGGGTATAGTCCGGTGGGCTCATGAAGGAGCTGACGGATCGATGGAATTCCCAAATACCATGCTTGCCTGAGTTACCGACCTGGCGATCGAGCGTGTATGTCACTCCGCCTTTCATGCGTAACAGCAGCATAAATCCCCCAAGCAAAGCGCCGCATCATACCCCTATCGTCCTCGGTGAAGGGGTTAGCTGCACCCGTCGTTCGCTTGCAGCAGCTCCTCCCGCGCCACATTGACCGCGGGCGGCGCAGTGATGCAAACCACGATCTGGCCGGGCGTTCGACTGTGATACAGCTCAAGCCAGATGCCCTCCTCTGTGAGCTGACGATACAGCTCGGCCGCATCCGCTTCGGTTTCTGGCGACAGGAATATCCGCTGGCCTGGCTTGCGATTGATGATGAGATTTCCCATATATCCTCCTTGATTGGGTCACCCCACCATACCGCGGGAGGTGACGGCGTGCTGTGACTTCCTACTCGCCAGCCCGAACCGCCCTCGCCCACTCCTGCAGATACACCAGTTTCTCCCGATCGCTGATCATTCCTCCACGGATATCCCAAACAGCTGATCCAGCTGCTGCACTGAGTTCGACGCTGGTTGCATCGCCCAGGCTGCTGGAGCCGGTGGCGGCGGACACGACGGCGTCGGCGCGGGCGACGCGGACCTCGATTCGCAGCCGGCGACGCTCATTGTCAGCAGCAGAATACTCGCGGCGCAGGCGGTCATTTTCGGTTTGTGCATGGGTCAGTTTCTCGAATGAGGTTGTGTCGAGGGCGGCCAGGCGCGCTTCCAGCACCAGGCGATCGGTCTGTTGTTTGAGGATTACCGCGGCGTTGGCCTCGGCCGTAAGGCGCAGCTGGGTCTCATGGGCCTTGCCCTGCTCAGCTAGCAGCGCGCCGTAGCTGTTGGCTTGCCACTCCCAGGCACCGGCAGCAGCCAGCAGCATAAGGACGAGCACAGCCGCGCCGGCAGCGAATAGTTTGTAGTGCTTCAGCCAGGCGGTCATTGCGCATCCTCGAACATCGCCCTCTCGGCGGCGCGGCGCTTGACCAGACCCGGCAGGATTTTTCCACCGCCATGCACCCACCGGTCGAACTGAACGGCGGCGCCCGCATAGTCCCCGGCGTTGAGCTTGCGTAGCAGCGTCGAGTCGCGGAATGCGGTGCCGCCGATGTTGAATACCAGTGATGCCAGTGCATCGAATTGGTGCTGGCAGAGATGCACGGTGACCAGCCTGTCAATGTCACGCTCTGCGCTGTGCAGATCTTCGCGTAGGAACTGCACGGCCTGATCCGCCGTGATCGTCAAACCAGGCTTCACGCCTGCCGTGTGGCCGTAGCCGATAGTCTGCACGCCGACGCCGTCGTCATAGGCGGTAAGTCGCAGCCCCTCGAATCGCTTGATGAGGTCAATGCCTCGTTGTGATGTTTGCATGGTCACTCCTTTGTATGGCGGGCAGGCAGCAGCGCGAGAGCGGGCGCTATGGCTCGCTCCCGTATTTCAGAGAGGGTCATGGTTTTCTCCAGGCAAAAAGAAGCCCGCTCAGTGGCGGGCTATGGTCGATGTGGCAGAGCAATCAACTATGGGGAATGCACCCAGCTGATTCGATGATTGCCGGAAACTCAGCATCAAGCCTGTCGTAGGCCTGGTTGATGCCGAGGTAAGCGCCAGCCAAGCCGGTGCAGAGGCCGAAGAGGGTCAGGGATAGCACTTGTTTGATCGAGGCGCGCATTGCAATTCCTTTTGCGTTTGGTGGCCTCTGATCGTGCCGAAACGAAAGCGCCCCGCCCGCGTCACGGCGCACAGATCAGGAAAACACCAGGGCATGCGAACCGGCCGGGATGGGGTTCGTTGACAGAGATGTGGAGCGAACCTGCGTTTGGCTGGAGTCTTGGTAAATCACGACGAACCCTTGCACTACGGTGCTGCCGATCTTCACCGAGCTGAAGGGTACGCTCAGATAAGAGCCCCGGATCGTCAAGACAAGCCGGTGCGCTGGGGCTGCCGAATGCCGCTCGTAAAGAACCTCCAGTATCTCCCCGGAAGCGCCTTCAGCAGGCGGAGCGCCCGGAAGGGCACTGGCTCCTACTGGCTCAAGCGAGCCAAGACCGCCGTAAAAACTGTATCCATACACGTCCAACAGGCCAGGCCCCAGCTGGCCGGCTTCACGCTGCGATACCAGTGTTATTTGCAGGGGCGTCCCTTTAGGAAACCCCGCCACAACACCGGGCATCATGCTGCCACCGTTTGGCCGATCACGTCCCAGACGTTGGTCGCCACGCGCTTGAGAGTCACGGTCATGTTGTTGGTCAGCACCAGCGTACCGCCATTCGGGGCGTTGAGCGTCACGCCTGACCCGGCAGCGAGCGTCAAGTTGGCGTTTGCGGCGCGCCGAATGTGAATCTCGGTGTTGTCTGCCCATGCCACCAACGCCTGCGGGGCGACCGTATAGGTGCTGGCCGAAGTGTTGGTGAACCGCAGGTACTGACCTGCATCTGCGAGCAGCGAGGTTTGAGCCGTAGCGGTCTTGCTGACTACCGTCGGGACATCCTGCTTTGCAGCCAGAGCGCTGGCGTCGGCCTTCGTGGCCGGGTCAATCCCGCCCCATCGGGCCAGGTTACGCGAAGTCATGGAGACCCCCTAGGTACTCACACCACTCGCCAAGGGTGCGCGGATTCAGAATGGTCGGAGCCGGCAACCCAGCAGCGGCGGCGCACCATTCCGAGCAGAACTGCGCGCCCTTCACGGGGCGGTTCAGGTTGAGGAACTGCGACAGGATGAGCGACGGCCAGCCGTATCGGTGATGGTCGGTCGCCTCGAAGTACTCGACGACAGCCTTTGGGTCCACCCACGGCAGCGGCATCAGATCCCACTTATCCGGAGACAGGCTTATCCGCCCTTCACCCTCTCCCACCAGCTTGCGGCGCACGCCCTTGTCCATGACCGAAGACGAGTAACACCAGCTGTCGACGATCAACTCGCAATGCGAATAGGTGGACCCAGTCCAGAGCCGGATAAAGGCGTTTCCAATCTGTCCCTTTCCCTTGTAAAGCGCGAGCTGAACGGTCATGCAAGCGCCTCCTGCAGATCAAGGGCCGGAGTGGCCATGATGGTTTCGGCTATCTTCTGAAGCTCTGCGAGCAGTTCGGCTGTCAGCACATAGTCCAGGGTCGGATCGTCGCCGGACTTGATCTGATCCTCGTAGCGCTGACGACGGCCGGTAAGGAACGCGCTCATCACCTTGAACTGCCGCGCCTTGATAAGCGTGCGCCGGATGTACTCCTCTCGCTCGATGCCGCGCTCTGCCGCCGCCCGGTCGATCCATGGTGTTGCCGCGGCGGCAGGATCGGCTACCCAGGCGCTGGCTTCTTCGTTCTGCGTGGGCCAGGTGTCCTTCTCGAGTTGCGGGTAGTCGGCGGTCAGTGCCGTGGTCGCCGAGTTGTAGGCATCGATATTCGTAGCGAGGCGGCCCGCAAGCAATGCCTGCGCCGCATTCGCCGCCTGCTGCTCGGCGGTGATCATTCCGCTCCAGTCGATGTTCATGCGGGCACCTCGTCAGTGGGCAGCTGGATCGGCCCGTCTTCAGTTGCGTGCAGCGGCTCTGGAAACGCCACCTCGCGCGATGGGCTGGGGCCGTGCGGCAGGCGCAGGGTCAGGTGTAACTCGCCGTCAATGCGCGACACGGGGCCGACGATCCAGTCCGAATCAATAGCCTCGGCCGGCAGCGTAGCGCCATCGGGTAGAGGGCCTAAGTCGAAAGCTTCGCCGTTCAAAGTCAGAACATCGCTGGCACGGGAGGCAGTTAGGGTTTCGTCCATGCGGACAGGGGATAGTTTGATATGCATGACTACTCCTTAATACCAGCGGCCATACCAGGTGAGTGCAGTAATTCGGCTTTGTGCGGTTGTGGTCCCCATCGAAAAGCTAAAGTATTCACCGGTGTTTCGGCCTTGGTTAAACGCATAAGGGGCAGAGTCGATGGTAAGCGTAAAGCCATAAACTTGCGCGCCTGTTGCGTTTAATCCAGCAAAGAGCGATGCGCCACCCTGCAGAACAAAATCTCCAACGAAAAAAGCTGGCGGAGAACCGGGATTTAATGATACCGAACGCCCCGCAAGTAATTCCGAGTTCGTTATTTTTTTGGACCAGCAAATCTGCGTCCCATCCGCATACCGCACGTACTCCCCATTGGCATTGCTGCCGCGCTCGATAATCGCGCCGGTGGGTGCGCCGCCTGATTGGGAGACGGTGCCGAGGATGTTCGAGCGCTGGTAGAACTCAGCAGCGAGCGTGCCCCCCAACTTGCTCGAATCCGCAGCCGTCCCACCCAAGGGCAGAGCGTCCGCCACCTCGAACGCCGACAACCGCAACACCACCAGTTCAGTGCCAGGCACTACCCCGGCACCGCTAGCCAGCACGACAGTCGCGCCATCAGTGGCGGCGTAATGCACCGGCGCCAGCGAAGCGCCATTCAAGAACACGACGATAGCGCCCGGTGTGTAGCCGCCCGGGATGGCGAACTCGGTTTGGCCTGTCGCGCTGGCCGTGACAGTGACGAGCCCGAAGAACGACGCCGCAGCCGATGGCGCATTCAGCGGGTACGGCACGATCACGCCCGAGTGGTTGGTGACGTACTGATCGTACCCAGCCCCGGCGCGCACGTAGTAGATGGCATCGGGCTCCAGCTCGGCCGGCAGCGCGGCCACCACCTTGTGATGCTTTACTGTGGCCATGCGATCACCAGTTAGTGGTTGCCCAGCGGCTGCCCACACCTACGCCGTTGAACAGCAGGCCCTCGGCGTCCTCGCCCAGCTTGTCGAGCGTGGCCTTGTTGGCGTGGCTGTGGGCCATGCTGACGGCGTTGTCGATCTGCGCCGGCGTGCTGGTGGGCCCGCCTTGCAAGTCGCTCCACTGGAGCACCACGTCCATGGATTCGTATTCGGCGATCTTGTAGGTCGTATCGGTATCGAACGCATAGGCGTAGAGCGCCGAGCCAGCGGTCACGGTCGGGTCACCGGTGGCGTCCACCACCAGGATCATGGCGTTGGCTTCGAGGGTGGCGATCAGGGCGTCACGGGCGGCGATGTCCGCCACGATGGAAACGGTGCTGGCGGCACCGGACCAGTTCGCCAGTGCGGCGTCGATCAGCGCATTGATCATCGCGGTGTTGCCAACGGCGCGTGCCTCGCCGGCGTTGTTGGTGAGGTAGCTTTCGGCGTAGTTGCCGTTCTCGACGTAGTAGAAGGCGTTGGCTTCGAGGCTGCCGGGCA